TGTTGGGTACCTCCCGGTAACCGCCAGGCGAACTCTCGTCATAACATCCTCTGGATCATCGTGTTCGGGGAGTTCACTCCAGTGAAGACCGAGGATGTTCAACAACAAATCGTCAACGTGGTCGAACTGAATCGTTACTACGAACATATCGCACCTCCACAATTTGACTAAGTATACTACACCTTATACTTAAAATCAACTTCCAGTGTGAAGTTCACTCTCCTCCTGGGACGCCTTCCCACTTGACTTCTCGGTCGATGTCGGGATACTTATCCTCTACAATCCCCCGAATCGAGCAGTCTTCTAGTCTCATACGAGCTTGCAGTACAGCTTGGTATACATCGACAGGCTCGTTCTTAAGTCTCACCCTTAGAGTTACTGTAGTCATTCCGGCACCTCCCACTTTGGACATTCAACTCCCTTCAGGTAACCCCTCGCACATGCTTTCGCGAGGTCGTGCACCTTACTTCCGAGGTTCAGATCAGGAGTCCCCTCCTCGAGGTAAACAGTTGCGAAGTCTTGCTCGTACACTATATCGTTATCGTACTCCACCCACTCTCCATCCTTGTTGAGAGACTCTTTGATGGAGTAAATAACGATCTCATACCTCAACAACTCCCTCGTCTTCTCCGGCATCTCATACCTCCTCCGCTGCCTTCTGCAGTCTCTTCCTCTCTACCTCCTCACATTCCCTACAAGCGGAAGCGAAGTCGGCATCGTACTCCTCAGCGATATCAACCATCAACTGGCTGAACTTACTAACGCCCTTGATCTTCCCACACCTCTCACAGAGTAATCTTCTCATCACTGTCCTCCTTCTCTCTCACGTACGTCCAAAGAGAGGAAGAGAGCTCCTGTCAACCACCCAAGAGCTCCCTCACTCTCACTCCAACCGAGCAACAAGCTACGCAGCCTCCCTCTTCAGACGGAGTAACTCCAACGCCTCCTTGATATCCCCTTGCCGACGTTGGTTGTACAACTTCCTCGCCTCCCGAACACTCGGCCTCTGGTTGTACTCAATCCGATATGCAATCGAGTTCAAGGCCGACCGAACCTCCTTCTCGGACAATCCGGTCTTCGCGGAGACTTCCTTCACCATTGTGTCGTTTACCTTGGTCATGTCATTCCTCCATGTCGCAGTTGCGACTCTCTTCTTCTAATTACTATTATACGGTCAAAAATTGACAAGTCAATAGGAAAGATTTGTCCCCTTTTCATCCCTTGAACTACGTAGTGGAAATAGTAAGCAGACGGGGGCCCGAGGTTGTCGGCGCTTACGCGCCCACTTAAGCTAGATTGTTAGTCCGTCACCTCCTTTCAATCATCCATCAATCGACTTCTAGCATCGAGCACCGCAGTTGCGAAGACCTCAAGCGTGATAGTCTTCTCGATGTACTGCTTGCTCGCTCTGAGGACACGATCGACAAATCTGTCGACCTCCTCAATCGTCCAATCTATCTTGGTCATCTCGTCCTCCTTTCTATTCGACTACGAGAGTGACCAACGTCTGACATCTCTCGCAGACTAGTTCGACGTCATGGTCGCTCACCCATACTACGCTCATCTTAGGTGAGTCTTGTCCTGTCCTCGTTTCCAAGCACTCCGTATGGAACGCTTGGATCTTAGCTCTGTTCATGATCGTCCTCCTTTCTGTCCTCTCGATAGTACTCGGCTGCAGTCCGAAGAAAGTATCTGATTTCCTCTCCAGTCAGCTTGTCTTTCCACTGACTGATGAGGTCCTTCAGAGCGTCCTCGAATGTGTACATTGTCGTCCTCCTTTAGTTCTCTACACTAAATCTTACAATATCCTCATCCCCGCCCACCAGTAGGGAACATCCAAGCAGACTCCTCCCCGAGTATCGGAGGTCTCTCGACCTCAGCTTAGCTCAGTTGTCAGCCCTTACCTCCTCGACTCTTCGATCTCCTCTTCGAAGGTAGCGAGGGTCGTAAGGACGGCCGTGGTGCAGAACGACTTCTTAGTTGCAGACGTTCTACTCCCAGCGCACCATCCATCTCTACAGTAAGCACCTTCTGGTCCGTTCAGCCACTCGAGCACTCTCTGGATTCTCTTCTCCAGCTCAGCGTCGATAAGCATGAACATTCCATGCGTCTTCGCTATCATCTATCTCACCTTCTTTCCGTACCATCTAGGTACGCTCGAGGGGAGTGTCGCACTCACTCCCCTCTGACCTACCTAGCTCTTGTGTGCTAGTCCACACTTCACAGCGAGCTCAGGGTCAGCCTGGACCATCTTCATTACTCTCCTCTCCTCTCTTCTCTTCTCCGTGTTGTTCTGCTTCTGTCGATACTCCAACTGCCACAGGCCAGTGTTCACTACTCTCTGCACTACCTCTGTGATAGTCGTTCCGTCGTTCACCTTCCTACCAACCAGGAGCTTCTCACACCTGCTCATCTGCTCTTGGCTCAACGTGATTGTTCGATTGGACATAGTGTCCTCCTTGTTAGATTATCTACGACTCCTTTGATAAGAAGATCGCAGTTGCTCATTATAAGAGCGGGGTCCCCCCCCAAATGAGCAGACGGGTGGCTGTTATTAACCGGTGCCACCAATTACGGTGGGGTTGGGAGAGGGGGTGTTGTCTTTCTCTACGTGCTCCCGGCCTTAGAAGCCAGGGGGAAGGGCGCTTGAAAACAACCGTTGAGATCCCACTGGATGTGTATTATAATTACCCTGTAATCTAGGAGTAGCGCTTTGTTCGGACAGTACCAGGTAGTTAAACGGCTTCCAACTGAGGAGGCCTATCCGTGTGCTGCTCGTTACATAATGGGAGCAAGGTGTGAGCGACCCGCAAGCTATTACGACATTGATGGGAATCCGTTATGTTTGTACTGCGCCGAACCCAGCCTGCGGCTTGAGCGTCAGATGCTCCTGGAGAGTAGATTGAAAGAGAGATGGGCAAGCTATGCACAAAGCAGCAAAGATGATTCGCGAGGATGAGTTGTTGAGGCTCCTCATGGCTGGGTTCATGTTGAAAGAGGCTGCGACGCACCTCAATCTTGCCTATTGGACGGTGCGCAAGTATGCCTCTGAGCCGAAGTTCCTGGCCCAGCTGCGGGAGCTCAGTGGGAACGTCTTCGAACGCGTCGATGCCGAGCTTAAGCAATCGAAAGAGTCCATCTTAGAGAAGCTCGAGAAGGTGAGTGATAAGGCTCTCGAGAAGATGGAGAATCTCCTAGACCGGCAAGACGCGAGCCCGATGCTTCAGTTCAAAGTAGCGCAGGACCTCCTCGACCGGAGGAGTGAAGTTTCTAGAACGAAGAGGATTGAGGGTACACTCGAGCAGAGACACGATTTCATCAATCCTCTATTTCTGATTCACGCAGCGAAGACAGCGAAGGAAGTAGATGAATTCGCAGAACGACATAATGCAGACGGCGGAGGCCGGGAACGCGGAGGAGCTCCACAGCTCCCTCCGGGAGAAGGCACAGAGTAGTCTGTACTTCTTCTCGAAGGTCGTTCTTGGTTATGATGCTCTCACAGACTACTTCCATCTCCCTTTCTGTAATCATATCCAAGAATCGATTCCGAAACTCAAGAGGGGTTATCTCCTTCCTAGAGGACACTTCAAATCTACAATCGTCGCGAAGTCCTACCCTCTCTGGAGACTCCGCGGAGGAGGTCACTCCGGTAAGGGCGACCCGCGAGATCTCCGAATCTTCCTCGGTGGTGAGTCCTCCACAGTTGCTGAGAAGAACCTCCGGGATATGAAGTGGAATCTCCTTCATAATGAGTTGTTCCGGTGGCTCTTCCCGGAGATCATCCCGCCCGATGTGAATGATACGAAGTGGACGGACTCTGAGATTCTTCTCCCTCGCACTCACTCTTATGACGAGTCGTCAATTACAGCTGATGGAGTGGGGGCGAAACGGACTGGCTTCCACTTCGATATTATCATCTATGATGACCTTATCGGTGAGAAGGCTGCGAAGAGCGAGGCTGAGATGCAGGCCGCTCGTACCTGGGTCCAGTATGCAACCGGCCTGCTTAACGATCAGTCAACAGGTGAGGAGCTCTTCATCGGAACTCGCTGGAAGCACGGAACTGCTGATCTGTACGGTTACATCATGGCGAACATGCCGGAGTTCGAGTGGTATATCCGTGCTGTCGTTGAAGAGGGCGAGATCGTCTTCCCAGATCGGTTCACCGAGCAGAAGCTCAAGGAGATCCGCCGCAGGCAGGGCCCCTATAAGTACGCCTGCCAGTATGAGAATAACCCGACCTCTCCTGAAGGAGCCGACTTCCAAGCTGAGTGGATTAAAGAGTATCGAATTGGAGATGATAACAAGACGATCATCTTCGATGATGGTACACCTCCAACTCAACTTGGTCAGCTCGTCCGGATGTCCTTCTACGACCCCTCCTCAGGTGGGAAGACCGCAACTGCAGAGAACGCGATCATCGTTGCGGGGATGGACTCTCTCCGTCGCATTATCGTTCTCGCGGCCTGGTCTCAAAACTGTCCTTACGGAGTTGCGATCGAGAAGTGGATGAAGCTTAATGATCAATTCATCCCTTACAAGAATCACTACGAGCTTGTAGCAGCACAGAAAGCGATCGAAGACATCGCTCGGGAACGCAACCTACAGGTGATCTGCCGACATTGTGAGAAGGCACATAGACGTTTGACTCCTATCCCTGTCAAGCCTCCAGGAGGCCGGCACAAGGAGGAGCGGATCCGTTCCTACGCGCAGGCCCCGTTCGAGCACGGCCGAGTGTATCTCCGTTTTGGTATGACTAAGCTCAGACAGCAAATTCTCAACTTCCCTCACGGGGATATGGTGGATATGTTCGATGCGCTTGCTTACTTATGTAATCTCCTCCGTCCGCCCCTATCAGAGGAACAAGTTGTATCTGAAAGGGAGATCAAAGAGCGGATGGACCTTGGTCGAAAGAGCAGGATCGCAACCGAGTACCAACATGGCGGGTACGCGTAATGCCGCAGATCATCAAACTCGATATCAGCCCTGAGCGTAAGGTAGCTCTAGCGGGCTACCTCCACAAAACCTTCGGTCACGCTGTACTGGCGAGGAGGAATCAGGTTGACGACAAATATAAGAGATGGCAGGACAATTACGCAGGTAAGCCTCTTGAAGCCGTTCGAACCACCCCCTTCTACCGGGCTTCAAATTTTGTTCCGCAGCTCATCCGGATGCATACTGACATTCTCACGGCACGGGTCCTCGGCATTATGTTTGGGACCAAACCCTTCTGGAAACCCCGTGCCTTCATGCCTGGGCTCCCCCACGAATGGATGGAACAACTCGGGAAGTGGATAGAGTTTGAGTCCTTCTACAACATCGGACTGTACGAACCTCTCGACGCGTGTATGTTCCGCACCTTCAAAACAGGTACATGTGTTCTGAAAGCTCCGTGGACAGAGGAACTCTTCTACCTCGCAAGACCGGGTTCTAACGGCTCTGAGAGTTACGCAACTACTGAGATCAAAACGGAGGGGCTAGACGTCAAGCCGATTCCGTATGATGATTTCTTCGTCCACCCCATCACCGCGAATAATCTCAAGGAGGTGCAGGTTAAGTTTCACCGTCTCCGCCTCACGAAGGAAGAGGTCGAACTCCGTCAAGCGAGAGGTTGGTGGGATAAAGACGCGGTCGACTTCCTATTACGAGTTCCTACCAATCCACAGAAGTCCCCGGCCCGCGCAACTCAAGCCCAAGAGGCCGGGATCCAACTCACCCAGGATGTAGCTCGTCCCTTCCAAGCCGTAGAGGCGTGGTTCGAATACGACATTGGAGACGGGAAGAACTTCAAGATAGTATGTGTCTTCAACCCGCAGTCCGCCCTACCCAACAGCATTCTTCGTTTGTATTTCAACTACTACACTAAAGGTATCGACCCCTTCATCGACTTTCGGTTCGCCTCCCGCGACGATCTCTTCTACGGTTACTCAATCCCAGAGATCCTCGAGCAGTCTCAGGAAGAGCAAGCGCAGATCCACAACGCTCGTCGTGACTCTAACCTAATTGCGAACTCTCCCGGTTGGAAGAAGAAACGCTATGCAGATGTTCCTAACCCCTCTTCAGAATGGTATCCCGGCAAAGTGTTCGAACTCGAAGATATGGCTGACCTCGAAGCGATTCAATTCGGTAAAGGCTACACCGATATGATCGCTGAAGAACAATTCATCATGGGTTTCTCAGAACGCGCTACTGGAGTAGGCGCCCCCATGCAGACGGCGGGAGGATCAGGTGGGATCGGAGGAAAGCGGGGGATCTACAGCTCGATGGGAACCCTCGCCATGCTGTCTGAAGGTAACAAACGCCTCGACATCTTCCTCCGTCGACTAAGATATCCAATGCACAGACTTGGAAATATAATCTACCAATCACATCGTGACTTCCGCCCAACTGGATCGGAATACACGATATGGGGAGCTAACGG